TACACCACTCGGTCAGCACGATAGCGATCAGCTGCGTCCTTGACCGGCTGGAAGATGAAGCGCAGGAACGGGCCGCCAAACTTGCCGTCCTTGGCCTCGGCCCATTGCTCGACCCGACGCAACAGCGCACCTGCAAATTGCAGCATGCGCGAGCGCTCCTCGGCCTTGGTCAGTGCTCCAGTCTCGCCGGGCACGGTGTCGGGAATGCCGATCTCCTCCATGCGGGCATAGACCTCATCGGCCACGTCCTCGACGTCGAGCAGATCACCATCCACCTCCATCTGCCGGCTGCGCTTGGCCAGGTGCCACATGGCATTGACCTCTTCGCCCAGGGCCTGGAGCTCCTGGAACGTCAGAGCCTGCAGCGGCTGGGCGTTGGACATCATGCCGGCGACCATGGGCTCGATCGCCGCGTAGGTCTGCGGGTCGTTTCTCTGCAGCGTCCCCAGGTAATCCGCTGCAGCCTTGGTGGTCGGGGTCTCGACACCGTAGGCCGCCAGCACAGCGCGGGCGGCGTTGACGATGTCAGGATCTCGGCCCTTCTCGACGACCTTCTCGTTGTTGCCCTTGACCACCCGCTTGAAGAACTCGGTGATCTTCTTGGCTTCCTCCAGCGCATCGATTGCGGCCTTGGCCGCGGCGTTGTTCAGCATCTGATCCTGCTTGGCCTTGACCGCCGCCTGGGTGTCACCCTTGGCAGTGGCTTCTTGCCAGCGCTTGGCAGCACGGCGCTCTGCAGCCGTGTGCTTGGCTGACAGGCTGCGCAGATCCTTGAGCGGAGTGCGGGCCACCACGTTGGCGCCGAACTGCTTGGCGGCCTCAACCAGCGCGTTGACGGTGATCTTGCTGCCGGCGGCGTTGACCTGGCCGGTGTCGGTGCGCGGGTTCAGCATCTCCTGCTGAGTGCGCAGCTCGGATGCCAGCGAACGTGCCCGGGCCTCGTTGTGAACTGCCTCATTGGCAGCCTGCTCAATGGCTCGAGGATCGATCAGGTCGCCGTGCTCTTCCAGCATGCGCTGCTCGGTCATGCCTTCGATGACGTCGCGCTTGTTGCCGAAGGCATCGATGGCCTGCAGCATGGTCGGGACATCCGCGAACCCGTAAGAGTCGGCGATGATGGCCATGTCCATATCGGTGACGTTGACCGGGCGCATGGGCCTGGGGTTGGCCCGGTCCCACTCGATCATGCGGGCGTCCACCCGGTTGGCGATCTCGCGCTTGGACTTGGCCAGGAACTGACCCTTGGCCAGGCCCTTGAGCGTGCCCTCCTTCGCCTCTTGCTCGGCCACCATCAGGTCGGTGATCTCAGTCTGAGCTGCGTCGATCGCAGCTTGGCGGTCGGCCTTGTACTGGTCGAGCAGCACCTTGTGCTCAGGGACGATGGTCAGCGCGTCCAGCTTTTCCTTGGCCAGCACCTCGGGCATCTGGTTGACCTCGAGGGTCACCTGCTCCTCGATCTCCTTGCGGATCGATGCGGCCTCGGCCTGCAACTTCTTGATGGCCTTGTCGCGGGCTTTGACGGTCCACTTCAGGTCGGCCATGCTGCGCTTGTTCAGGCGCTCATTGGCCTCGGCATCTGCCTCGACGTTGGGCGCCATGCCGGCGGCCTCGTTGGCCTGCTGGATCTGCTCATCGGTCGCCAGCATGCGATCCATGACTCGACGGATGTCGTCGTTGAGGGCCATGGGCGAGGTGCCAGTCTGGCCGCGATCAGCCAAGAACTTCTTGATCGACTTGTAGACGTCGAGCAGCCAGGCGCTGAACCGGCGCATGAGCGGCTGCATCTCGGCGTTGGGGACTTTCCCCTCCATGATGTACTGCTCAATGCTCTCGGCCCAGCGCTCATGGATGGCCACGAGGTCGGGATTGATCTTGCCGGTCTGCTTGTACTCGGCCTGCCAGGCAGCCCACTGGGCGCGGTCAGTGCCGGCCCACTTCAGGAACGTGTCGAAGTCGGCAGAGATCTGGGCAGGTGCGTCAGGCTGGCTGGAGATGTCGGCCATCACTTCCAGGAAGAAGTGACCCATCTCATGCCAGAGCGTGGAGAGGTTCGCGTCGGGGTTCAGTACCAGCTCAAGGCTGCGCGGGTTGAACGTGCCGAGCGGGCCTTGCTCTAGGACATTGGCGCTGGGGGGCTGCATGTCCGGGGCGATGCCCTCGTTCCACGTCCACTCAGGCATAAGGCCTGTTTTCTGATCGGCAAAGACGGTGTCTTCAACCTTGGCCGTGCGGTTGCTCTCACCGTATGGGCCGAAGTTCAACCATGAATTCTGGCCCCGCGTCTCGCTGGTGATAGCACCCTTGGCGCTGCCGGTAAACAGTCGGATGTGAGCCTGCCAAGCATTCTCTTCACCTTGGGCACGGAAGCCGGCACCCTCAAGACCATGCCCAAATGCGTCATGCACAGCGCGGAATAGGTCATTGGCCAGAACGGGCTTGAGTTCGCCATTTGCCGAACCGTAAGGCCACCGAATTCCGGTGTCGGCCATGAGCGGGTTGTCGCTGATGTCGACATCAGTTGCACCACTACCAAACCCTGCAACGGTTGGAAAAACGCCCATGCTCTGGTTGGCACGCATGTCACGCATTGCGTCCCAAGGGCTCTTGTACGGGTCATTGGTCGGTTCAATGAACCAGAATTTATATCCAGCAGCCTCGAGCGCTCGGTACTGGGCGACAGTCTGGCGGATCAGGTTCTCGTATGCATCACGCACCGCAGGATCGTTCGGCGCGTGCCCCATCGCATCGTAAGCAGCCGCAATCCGTGCGGCCCGATCAGGGTCTACTTGGACGTATTCGCCTTGCCTGCGGAGGTCAATTCCGTTGTCTTTGGCATATTGCTCGGCAACTGCGACGAGCCTGGCGTCTGGGCCGGTTGCGCCTTCAATGACTGGAGCGCCCGGAAGCGGCGTCGATCCTGCGTCAACTGCGCGTCCTGCTCCGTCTCCGGTTTGTTCGGGTCGTACATCTATGCCTCCTTGTCTGAGGGTTGCTCCGGCATCTGTTCCAGCCCCATCTCCCTGCGCAGGCGATACGCCCGCAGTTCCTCGTCCGCTTCGTCCTGCGCGTTGTCTGGCCTCAATGTCGGATCGAGCTCGCTCGATAGCTGAGTTGATGTCGGCATCTGGAACTCCTTTATTGCGGGCGAGCTTGATCGCTGCGTTGGCGTAGTCAGGGGCCTCGTCATCATCGTAGCCCTCAGTGTCCTGTTCCTGCGCTCCGGCAGAGTCATACAGGGTCTTCTCAGGATACCACATCAGGGCCTGGAAATCGGCCATGGTCAGCGATGGGTTCTCCTTCTGCAATTCAGCCAAAACAGCCTGCGAAACCTCGCGCATCATGTCGCGGCGTTTCGACCCACCAGGCACCTCAATTTGACCGTCGAGATACCCGTAGTAAGACTTTGCAGCCTTGCGCAGTTCGTCACCAACCGACACAAAGTCCTTGAGCTTTCCTCGAATTTCCTTGGCGGCAGCTTCGAGTTCAGGCGTGGCGGGAAGCACTAGGCTAAGTGCATCGCGCACTTCCTCTTTGGAAGTCGCCTTGATAATGGCCTTGGCAGTATCGGTCGGCTTACCCTTGTTGAGCTTTCCGCCAATTGCCTGCTCAACAGCTCGAAGCGCGTTTCGGTCAGACTTGATCAGATCAATCAAGCCGACAAAAGAGTCTCGAGCTGCGCGAGTCGCTTCCGGGTTAATTTCAACCAAGTCCCCGGTTATGCGCCCCCACATGCGAACCCACCAGCGATCCATTGTCAACTGGCCAAATTCTCCGTAGAGGTTCATAAAGAACCCGTTGCCGATCTTTGGGCCAAGGATGCCGGCGCCGTAGACCTGGGTGTCCATGCCCTCGCCACTGACCTTTCGACCGTAGGCAGCCAACACATCGCGGTTTGGTTGCAGGGTCGTCGCAAACCTCTGCAGACGTTCAAAGCCCCAGCGCTGGATCAGGTCGTTGTAGGCCCGCAAGCCTTCGTGAATTTTGCTTGCAGTCGGCCCGACGCCGATATTTGAAGTTGGCAACTTGCGCTTGGCGGGGTCGGAGTCGCTCTCCTTCCAGATGCGGTAAGACCGCTCGGCCAACTCGAAATTCTTGTCAACCTTGACGCCGTTGCTGGTTACCGCCAGGGCCCAGATGAACGCGAACTTGGCCTGCTCATCTGTCTTGAGTTCAGGGTGAACGGTCGAAACCACCTCGAGTGCGGTGGTGACTTTCTCGTCGTACCATCCGATGGCGTTTGAGTTGGTAATCAGCGCCTCTCGCGCTTCCTTCAACAACTGCTGAGTGATGTATGCGCGATTGACTGGCGTATCAGCACGCAAATCTCGCTGGCCCATCACAGCCCGCACGGCGTTCTGAATGGCCAGCTTGAAGTCACGATTGGTCGGCCACTGCCGGGATGATGCGATTGATCGAGCGTTGCCGATGTCAGACGCCGCAGCAATCTGCGGAGGAATTGGGCGAGCCCGAGGAGTTGGTGCTGCACCGCGCTGCTCAAATTCAGCATCGCGCAACACCCCGCCAGGGCGACGAACGTTTACGCTGAAATCGCGCCGACCGTCGGGGAACTCATCGTCCAGTTGCAGAAGCTCTGGATTGATCCGCACTTTGACCGCGGTATCACCGTACCCGGTGTCGGTCTCGGCCCGTGTCGTCAGGTATACCGACGGCTCGCCCGCCGACTTCAACGCCTGTGACTGACGGATATTTTCAGCGTTGGCAGCGCTGGTGTGATGGTAGAGCGTGACCGTGCCGTCTGCGTTGAGCGGCAATCCGGTGACCTCATCAACCTGATCGGTGACCGTGACATCACCTTGATCCAAAACTGCAATGTCATTCAGCACCTGGCCCTGAGCCTGTGCAGTTGGCTGCCCCGAGATGCGGAACCCGCGGTCGCGGTAAGCCTGGTACAGGCCCTGCGTGCCCATGCCCGTGCGTGAGCCATAGGCCACAAAGAAATGCGTCAGGCCGGTGGCATAGGCGTCAGAGACCGACTCGCTGTAGCGCTGGGTCGCAGCGATCTGCGTCTTCAGGTCATCGCGCACGGCAGCGAACTCAGCCTCGACGGCAGCCTGATCCTGAGCCTGCTGCATCACGCGCTGGGCTTCTTGCGCCAGGAACTCCTGCGCCTGGGCACCAGCCTCTTGAGCTTCCTTGCGGGTCATTGCCCTGGGGTCACCGATGCGGGCGTTGTCAACCAGCGCTTGCTCGAGCACTGTGCCCGGCGCCACGGTCAGCACATCACCCATCGGGATGGCGACCACATCGCCAATGGCGGCGGCCTGGGGGATCTGATCGCGCACGGCCTGGGGCAGTTGCGCCAGCGCCTCGGGCGCCAGCTGGTTCAGCACATCGCCGTCGACGTAGATCTCTGTGGGGGCGCCTTCAGTCTGGTCAGCCATCTGCTGCACCAGCGAGCGGAATTCGTCGGGATTGCGCTCGCGGAGCTTGGATGCTGCCGCCAGCTCCTGAGCGCTTTGCAGTAGCTTGGCATTGGTTTCAGATTGATCAATGTCCGCGGCACGCTGCACTGCGCGGTTGATGGCTTGGAAACCCCCGCCCATGGCAAACCCAGCAACCATGCCTTGCGCGGCAGCTTTACCAACACCTTCGTCCAGGGGTTTGTCGTTGGCCCAGTTCTGCCACATCTGCTCCTGCACAGACTGCGGCAGTTCCTCGAACAGACTTTCAGATATGCCAGACTTAATGACAGCGGACACGAACCCCTGTTTAGCCTGGTCAGCTGCTTCGGTTGAAAGCCCTCTACTGGCCAGAACGGTGTCGATGTCATCCAGGCCAATCTTCTGGGCGATCCTGCCGCCTCCCATGCCGAAAATCGCCGTGCCGGCACCCAAGCCCAGTGATGCGATAACTTGCTTGACGCCCAGCAAGCCGTCGGCATTTTCCGCACGCATGGTTTCAGCAGCAGAACCCGCGGCCATGAGACCTTCGCCAAACGCTCCAGCCAACACCGTGGCCGTCTTCTCGCCGAACTGGCGGACCAGTAGCGATGGCAGCTGCGGGCCGAACTCGCCAGCAGCCACCGACTTACCCCCGACTTGCAAGATCTTGCGCGCAGCGGCAGCGCCACCCAACAACTGTGGCAGCGTCTCGCCCACGGTGGTGGCAATCGTGCTTGGGTTCTGCAACATGGCAGAAAGCGTGTTGAGAAACCCGTCAGCGATCTCGACGTTCTTGTTGGCCTGCTGCTGTGCAAGGCTGTAACTGATCAGAGTCTCGCCCTCGTCACCTGACAGGATTCTTTGAGTGCGCGCAAAATCAACGCCAAGCGCTTGCACGGCTTTGCCCGCGTAGCCGAACGTGGGGATGTCAGCCAATCCAACAATCGCCTGCGGCAGGCCCACAGCGCCTTTGAGCGCAGTGACGCCGACGTCCTTGGCTGTGCCGAGGATTGTTCGCTCAATCTCGCCCAAGTTGCTTATGTCGTCGTGTGCCTGCTTGGTGAAGGTTGGGTCCAGCAGTTGCCTCGACAACACCGGTGAGTCTTCAGCCATGCGCGCCAGGTCCAGCATGCGGGCCTGTTCCTTGCGGCGCAATTCTTCAAGATTGCGTTCAACCACGGCCAGGGGGAGGCCGGTGGTATTCATCAGCTTTTTGGATTCAGCCGCGTGGTCTGGGTTTGCCGATAGAGCGCTCTCGAAGACGGCACGGGCGCGTTGCCGGTTTAGCTGGACCTCTTGGTCAAGCACGGCGTCGTAAACACTGGAACCCTTTTTGGGCGCAGCATTCATCTCCTCGTTGAGGATAGCGTCATATTTGGACATCGACTGACAGCCTTATTTATTGGTGCTTTGCCAACTGCGATACGCTGCCCATGCCTCGGGTGAAGCGTAAGGGGACGGAACCCTTCCCTTAGCTGCTGCGGCAACCTCATCAAATCTACTGGAACTTTCTTGGGGGGCCGCCTTGGGGTTCGCCTTCATGTAGGTCTCTACGATGGATTGTTCCGTGGTCGGCAAACCTCGTGCGAGTCGTTTGCGGATTATCTCTGCACGATCTGCCATTGGCACGGTCGTCAGAGGTACGGATTTTCCATCTACGGTGACGTAGGCTTTCTTGAGTTCTTCGGGGTTGAGCAGGACCAGCGGCTTCTTTGGGTCTCGGCCCCACTCATCTACAAACACTTGGTCCGTGGCCACGCTGTCAACGATTTTCTGCTTTTCGTCAGGTGTGAGTTGCTTGTCGCCCTTGGCAAGCGATGCCGCACGCACCCGCCGATCAACCTCAGTGACGTATAAGCCGTAAGCATCAGGGTTGTCTTTGGGGTTAATCCCCTTTGGAGCGCCCCGCAACATGCGCTGCTCGTCGGTAAGCATGCTGTCCTGCTTGGCGCTGCCGGGCTTGCTGGCAGCGGCCTGGATGTCCAGCAACTGCTCCATCTGAGCTGGCGCGATCTTCTCGGTGTAGCCTCGCAGGTCAACCTTATCGCCCCTGGCCAGCTTCTCGCGCACATCGATGTAGGTGACCATGTCAGTCTTGACGGACGCCCCTTTGGACAGACGCTCGGCTCGAGTGCGCTCAAAGTTCATCAACTCGCGCAGGTTGGTTTCACCCATGGCTAAGCGCAAGCGCTCTGGCACTGTGCGACCTTTGTCCACATAGTTTGTCCACGCATCATCTGCGGCGGATTGCTGCGCCACCTGCTGGGCTTCTCTTTCTAATCCAAGCTGAGTCTTGAAAGCGATCTGAGTCTTCTCAAGTCGCTGAGGGTCGGTGATCTTCGCAAACTCTTCCTTGCGCCGCTCTGGCGTCATGCCGAGCAATTCGACGCCCTTAGCCCTGGCAAACTGATTGTCGGCCTCGCCTTTGACGATACCTTCCAGCTTGGTCTGCTGCTCGGGGCGGATCTCTTTGCGCTCAATAGCAGCGGCCAGGTACGCCTGGGCTGCAGCGGCATCCTTCTCGGCCATCTGCGTGATGACGGCGACATTGAACACCCCGAGCCGAGCATTAAGCGCCGAGTCTCGCTGATCTTTGTCCCAGTTCTTGCGAACACCTTGCTGGGCTGTAAGGTCACGGATGCGCTGAGCTTCGCCGGCGAAGTCACCAGTCTTGAGCGCGTTGACCGTGGCCGTCGTCATAGCTGCGTCGACCGTACTGTCGAAGTACTTTTCTTTTTCAACGGTCTCGTATTTACCAGCCTGATCGAGCGCAATGGCTTTGCGTCGTAGCAGCGTCTGGTTAACGATCTGTCGAGCTCGAGGGTCTAACTTTTCACCGTACTTTGCGGCCGACTCTTTCCACCATGTCTCGACTGCAGACCGATAGCCTTCTGCATTTTGGTTGGTGTACTTGCCCCGGTTTTCGTCTTCCCACTTGTTGAAGTCGGTCGTCAACAGGGTGTCGGTTTCGTTCGCTTTCAGCTCAGCATCGCGCTGCATGCGCTGATCGATGGCCTCGCCAACGTTGCTCAGCGCACGGCCAGCGGCCACCAGCCCACTGCTGACGTCAGGGGTGTCCTGATAGACCGGGCGAAGCGCCTGCGTGCGCAGTTGCGGGCCGTCGTATGTTGGAACGGTTGGCATAGGTCAAGCCCCTCCAGCTGCGGCTTTGGTGCCCGCTTTTGACCACATGCCGGCAACTTGCCCTGCCCCACTGAGCAGAGTCGAGAAAGCTGCAAGCTGACTCTGCTGGGCAGCGAAGCGACCTTGTGCAGCAGCATTGGCGCCCTGTGCGCGGAACGCCCAGGCGTCACGCTTTGCGTTGTATCGGGCGGTTTTGAAGTCCTGCTGAGCGAAGAAGTCGGTCTGATCTTGAATCTCTGCTGCTGTGCCGACACCAAGGTCGATTCCACTGGCAGCCATTCGTGAACGCTGAGCGCCCTTGAGCTGTTCGCCCTTGCGACTCACCGCCAGGGCGTCCTCTTCACCTCGCACCTGCGCATCCTGGGCAGCGTATTCACCCATGATCTGGTTGTTGCGCGCGGTCTGCCTTGCCGCCTGCCCCTGCTGAACTTGACCATAGGCGGTCACGGCAGTACCTATGGCGACGAAGATCATTGGGTTGCACATGGTCACGCTCTCAATTCAAATGGGTGGAACATCTCGCCGCCTTCGACCTGCACGGCAGCGTGGAGCTTGAACCCCATGTGCTTCAGCCAGCGCATGGCAACTGTATTGCGGGCATGCACGGCGTTGAACAGGTACGGGTAGGCGCGCAGCATCTCGTCAATGTACGGGCGGGAAAGCCTCACAAAGACACGACGATGCTTCTTGATCTCGCTGGTTCCCAGCAGCCAGGGGATGCCACGCTCAGACAGCATCGAGCCGTGCGGCGCCACTCCGAAGATGCACGCAAGGCGGCCATCGACAAACGCGGCCCAGCACATCGTCGACATGGCCACGCCGTTGGCAATGACCTTGAGCATGTCGGTGTGGCCGGCGGCCCGGCACTCATCGAGATCCTGGTCGCGCAGATTGGCGGCCAGGATCTCGATGTCTTCCTGAGTCGGTCGTCTGACCTTAACCGCCGGTTGCGACATCCAGCGCCATCGACATGATGGTGAGCGGTAGGGGTTGATCCTGGCGCACGCAGATCATGCCGTCGCTGTTCCAGCTCGGGCCCACTGCAAAGCGCAGCTCGCCGGTCTTCAGTGACGGCGCCGAGCCGTAGGGGTCGGTGACATCTCGAGCCGGGTACTCGGTCAGTTTAGCGAACGATGGTCCCGCTTTGACCAGGCTGGAGTTGGTGACCCGCATGGCGACCTTGTTGATGTTCTTCGTGAAGCCCTGTCCCCCGGCCGGCGCTCCATCAAATGCCAGTGGGAGGGTCTGCAGATCCGAGTTGTATCCCAGCCCGATCTGCACGGTCGTGGCGGATGTCTCGAGGGTGATGGCCCCGTTCGTGACAGTTCTCTCAGGATGTACTGCCCCATCAGCCAGAATCTGTACGCTCTTACCTTCGAGGTGGTAAAGCCCAGTGATCGTGGTTGCAGGCAGTCCGTCATAGGTGAGTCCCGAGTCGACGAAAAACGCATTCTCCTGTCCGACCAGGATCTCCGTGGTCAGGCGCTCGATGTATCGCACGCTGCGACCGTTGACGGTGCGGCGGATGACGGCATAGAGCACATCCTCATCGCCCTCTCCGATCACAGCGACCGACTCAAAGAACCCATCAGTTGTGTGCTGATGCCAGCCGTAGACCTGCTGTTCGGGGACGTAGGTCATGCCGAGCAGCACGCCGTCTGACCGCACGGCCCACAGCGTCGGTGTTGGCGCCCTGGCGAACGCCAGGTCGAGCACCGTGTAGCCGTTGAACAAGTGCGGCGCCATGATCGAGATGTCGATCGAGACGTAGTTGTTGCCGGCGGCGTTGTAGCTGAACTCGCGGATGCGCGAGCCTTGGGACTGCACATACAGGATCGAGCCCGAGGTCAGCGCTGGTTGCACGTTGCTGGCGCCGGTGTAGCCCTGGGGCTTGATCGACAGCGAGGTGGGCGTGATGTTTGGCGCGTTGTCCGCAAAGATGCGGAACTCACCGCCCACAGTCAGGGCAACCATGTCCGACAGGGGGATCAGATGCCGGATTGCGTTTTGCTGCTGGGCGGCAATTCGGAACTCGATGGCATCGTCTTCGCGGGTCGGCACGCTGGATGTCAGGTTCGACAAAGTCCCATTGCGCGTAGCCCAGATGCCCTGCTGCTTGCTGTCAGTACCGCCAAACCATCGGCGCTGCTCGTAGTGCGTTACAGCCCGCGGATAGTCGGTGGCCACGGTGTTGAGATAGACGATGTCCTCGGGCGGCGTGCGAACGGTGTCGGGGGTGATGTTGTCGTCCAGGATCGACAGCGTACTGGTGGACGCCGTGCCACCAGTCGAAGTGAGCCCGATGAGCACCACCGATCCGCCGAGGGAGTATTCGAACTGGGTCGAGTTGATGACGTTGATCAACCACGTCCCGTTGAACAGCGGATAGCTCGAGCCGGTCACCGTGATGATGTCAGAGGTCGAGAACCCGTGAGCGGTCGATGTGGTGACCCTGACAGTCGAGGTGATCGCAAGGCGGCCAGGTGTGCCTGGAGCCACGATGTTGGTGATGGTTTTCGATGTCGCAGCTTGCGGGCGGATCTGGCCGATATAGCCGAAGATCCCGCCGCGCTTCTTGTAGATGTTGTACCGGGCACCGCCATCGACCGGGTTGAAGATGATGGTGTTGTAGTTCCCGGCCAGGGTCAGGTTGTTGCTGACGGTGGTGGTTGTCGAGATCAGGGACTCGCTCACCCCATCGGCAGCCACAGAGGTGACCGCATAGACCTGTGGCGACAGGTTCAGATTCTGCGCAATGGTCGCGGTAACCGTTGGCGCTGCCGGCACGGGCTGCACCGGAGCAAAGCTGACGTTGGTCAGCTGCCAGTCCTGGGCACCGTATCGGCGCAGTTCTTTGGCCGGGTAGCTCGGGTGGCAAATTGTCATGATGTCCGAGTCCTGCGCGTAGTGCAGGTCGAACAGATCGGTCTCGGTGTAGGTCGTGGTCACCGTGTAGACCCTGGCCGACGTGTAGTTGGCCAGGCCTGGGTTGGCATTGGCACCCCAGTAGTCCTGCGTCGTGAAGGTGTTGGCGCCGGTGACCGTGATCTTGAAGTACCTGGCAGGGGTTCCTGACAGCGAACTGAGGTAGACCCAGTCGCCAGTCGAGTAGCCGTGCGCGGCCGTGGTCGTGACCACATTGCCCACCACCGAGGTGATTGCCACGGTCGATTCCAGCAAAGTGCTGCCATCGACGTGGAAACGGATGTAGAGGTGGCCAAACTCCAGCAGCACTGTCTGCTCTGCGGAGTACGCAAACGGGATCAGGCGCACCTTGGTGTTGCTGGCCTTGGCCTCGTTCACAAACCGAAAGCCAGGGCGGCGTGCCGCGGGCCCGTGGGGCAGCACGCGAAAGTTGAGCGACTTGCTCAGGCCGGTCTGGTACTTGGTGAGGTCGAGCCGGCCGTAGAGCTCGGGCGTGATCTCACCGCCAGCGAAGGATCTGAGTAGGGTCTTTGCGCTCATAGTCTCGAGATGATGTGAGCCGGGACGTGGTCAGACGACTCGCTCGAGCGATTGACATCGATCGCGGCGGCCATCTCAGCCAACTGCAGTGAGGTCTGGCGCAGCCTGGCGCCGATGTTGGCACCCTCGCTGCCCTTGATGATCGGCCCGGCGATGTAGCTCGCCACCAGCATGCCCAGCGCATCGACAAAGCCGTTGGAGAACTTGGTCGTGTCGGTCACGTCTCGCGTGTAGAGCAGGACCGCCTCGGGCTCGTTCGTGCGCAGCACGCCCGACTCGATCTCGAAGTCAGAGCTGCCACGCTCGCTGAAGATGTTGTCGACCAAGCCCCAGTTGTACTGGACGTGGTACGACGGCCAGACGAACCCAGAGGCCGTGACGAACTTCAGCTGCAGGATGCGCAGCGGGTTGATGCAATCTGCCGGTAGCGCGTAGGCGTATTCCCAGACGTCGCTGGTGTTGGTGACCTCGGCCAACTGGGCCCGGGTCTTGGCAAACGACCAGCGGTGCATCTCGATCAGCAGCTTGCGTGCGATCGGGTAGAACCGTGCGCAGTGACCCGACTCAGCACTCCCGTCTGGGGGCGTGATCGAGGTCACCACCGCATCGGCGCCGATGTGACTCAGCGCGATGTTGCAGATGTCAACGGCTGAAGGCATGGGTTAATCCTCGTAGAGGGCCTTGGCGAGATCCGACGCCGAGCGTCCACCCTGGCCGGCCGTGATCTCGAGGTCGGTGATCTGCAGATCGAGGTACACCTCGCGCTCAGCCTCACCCTCTTCTTCCATCTCAACCTCTTCGGTCGAGCGGGTGACCATGGCCACAGCGCGAAGGCCGACGACCTTGCCAGCTGGCAGCGGAGACATGATCCCCAGGGCCTTACACTGGTCATCGTTCAGGCAGATCCGCAGCCCATGCCCATAGGGATTCTCCTTCATGGGCTCGGGCGACATTCCCTCTTCAGACTTCATGCTGACCAGTGCCATGGCCGGTTCTCCTTAGAAAAAAGGCCGAGACAATGCCCGGCCTTTCGATCTGATTGCAGGCCGCCCTCAAACGAGGTCGCGCCCTTCGTTGTCTGGCTTGCGGGCCTTGGGCTTTTCCACCTCGGGCTTGACCAAGGTGAGGTTGTCTCCGAGGCGCATATCTTTCGGGAACTCGGTCTCGAAGATCTCGCCTGTTTTGACAACCTTCCCCAGGTGACTGACGAAGGTGTCGCGTTGCGCTTGATACTTGGCCATTCGTCAGACTCCCGATCAGGCCACCACGAAGCCGGACGGGTAGTGCTTGCCGACGTCCTGGGCATCCTTGACCAAGTTCGCGGTGAACGAACCGGCGGTCAGGGGGCCAGTGCCAACGGTGTACTGCAGGCCGAGGTAGCGCTGACCGATAGGCTGTGCTGCGAGAACCGATGAAGGGATCTCGAACACGATCGGGCGGCGGCCTGCGGTCAATTCAGCTTTGCCGATGGCGTCGGTCTGAACCAAGATCGTCGGCGAAGTCAGGGCAGCAGATGCCGAGGTGATCCCCTGGAACGTGACGGTCGCAGCGCCGGCCGCGGTCACGTTGGCGTCCACCGTGACGACGACATACAACGTGGCACCGGTACCAATGTCACGAGCCTGGCTCAGGTCGATCGTGTTGGCAGAAACCGCCGTAGCGGTAACCACCTGCGCAGAAGAGAAGTTGTTTTGCGAGTCGATGATCATTTTGTTTGCTCCTTCAGAATTAGGACACCAGGGTTTCGGCAATGCCGAGCTGGTCGACGGTGCGGATGGGGATGCCCATGAAGGTCAGGTTGTTCATGGTGGTCCCGAACTGCGTCAGGCCGGGCTGGATGGCCAGGGCGTTGCTCGACTTCTCGAGCGCCTGGATCATCAGACCTTCCTTGATGGAGCGGTTCGTGTAGAACGCCAGACGGGTCATCGAGGGGTTCGGGATGCGAGCGATCGCCTTGACCATCTGCTTGATCAGATTGGTGGCCGAGGTGGTCTGCTGGCTGCCGGTCACGCCGATCCAGTCGGACACGTCGATGTTGGCAATACGCACCACATAGCGCCAATCCTTCACGACCATGCCAGCCTTCCACTGGTACAGGGTACGCAGGGCCTGGTACCAGCCGCCGGAGCCATCAGGAACCGACTCTTCGCCCAGATCCTGGTGCTGCAGACCAGCGGTGGAGCCCTTCGGGAAAGGCATGAAGCAGGTGTTCTCGCCCCAGCCAACCAGGTACATGGATGCGTTGTCCGAACCAGCGCCGCCGGCCAGGATCACGTTGTTGCCGTTGCCGGCCGAGGTGCTGGAGTAGCGAGAGGCCAGGCCCAGGAACTGCTTCTGATCGACAGCGGGGTTGCCCGTGAAGATCGTGCCAGCCATGGTCTGGTTCATTGCTTCGATGAACGCGGAGTCTTCAGACAGACGGAACGCCGCGGTGTTGCCGTTCAGCTTGGCCACTTCAACGTCGATGTGCGAGCGAGCCTCGAGGATCGCGCAGCCTTCATCCACGGTTGCAGTGGTCGACTTGCTGGTCGGCACGCCCATGTTGAGCGAACGCCAGTAGACGGTGGGCAGGCCCGTGCGGATACCGACGCGGTGGCCGGTAGGCAAGTTGCCTTCAACGAAGACAGCGTCCTCGAGAATTTCGTTTTGCTGCGAGAGCAGTTCAGCCAGAGCGAGCACCTTCCCGTTGGGGTCGATGCGCTTAGACCAGTCGAGCAGGGTGAGTTGGCCAGCGCCAAGAGTTGCCATGATTCAAGTCCTTTCAATTTGAGGGGTAGAGGCGCTCAGCGATCGATTTCGGTGCTCCTGCACCGCTTCGATCTCCTTGCACCAGCGAGTCTTCGCTGATCTTTTTGCCGACGGCGACGAACATCTTGATCACCGCAGGGTGGTTACCCAGCCCCGTCTGATCCAGCATCGCCTTCAACTCGGGTCCACCGAAGGCGTCCACGGCTTTCTTCGCCACGGCAAGGTTCTGCTGGAGCTTGTCGCCCCCCAGTTCCTTGTCGCCCTTGACCTCTTCGGCCCAGGACTCGACGAGCTTGCGATGCGCTTCTTGCTGCCGTTCGACCATTCGCATGCCGATGTCGACTGCTTTCTGCGCGTCTTCACCCTTGAGCTTGAGCTCCTTGGCGAAGGTCGTGAACTCTTCAAGTGCGGATTTATCCGCGTCCATTCCTTCAGGCAGCTTGAACTCGTAAGACTCGGGGGCCTCGGCCACCTTGTCCGCTGAGTCGGCCTGCTGCGCCTGACTTTCGTCAGATGCAACCACCTTGCCCGCGTCTGCAATTACTTCAGCGTTCTGCGTTTCCCCGGCTGGCTGAGAACTTGCGCCGGCGTCTGCAATCTGTTCAGTCACTTCGATGCTCCTGCATCATTTTCAAATACGCATCGGGTGCGGCGTCAGTCAGCTCCGCGAGAAGAAACAGCCCGAGGTGTCTCTTGCCCTCGTTCAACGCCATCGTCATCGAGTTGGTGTTGAACGAAGTGCGATACACCCCAGCCTCTTCAAGCAGACGCCAAACGATCCGGCGCCCTTGTGCATGGGCCACCAGCCATTTCAGGTCTTCCACTTCCCGCTTGCGCTTGAGAGCCTCAAGCTGCTCGTCGTTGGTGTCAGGTAGGTCTGGCATGACTGGTTGGGCGGATTGTGGGTTGGTGTTGTGCTATCAAAGACACGATCAGGCTTCGTACATCACCATGATCTCGGCCTTGAGCTGCTCATCGGTTGCGTTGGCCGGCAACGCCACCATGTGCGTGCAGCGCCGGCTGCCCGTGCTGAGATCCATGTGAGCCTGGACATACCAAGCTGCAACATCGTCAAGAAATTCTTTGTGCTCGATGCTGATCATGGTGCTGTGTACCCCTGTGCGTTGACGTAGACCGCGGCCCCGGTCGTGATACACGCAAAGTTGAGGGCAGCATTGGCGGTTGTTTTAATGGGACTTGGAAAAGTCAAATAAGCCTCATGGTGATCCCCAGCCCCTTGTGAGCCAAGCCATCCACGCCAAATCACAGTTGCCCCATCTTTGACAACAACCTCGGTTGTCACTGATGCCGAAGCATTGACAAGCTGAATCGCAGTTAAGTACCTGCGCAAACCAGCGCCAGCAGCAGCTGCCAGCACCACATCGGTCGTGTTGATAACACCCCCAGCCGCAGCGGCATAGCTCCACTCAAGCTCAGGGATGGTGTACGGGCGAACCGTCTGCACACCTTGCAGGGTGCACATCAGGTCAACAGTGTCACCGGTGGCAACCGTCGCATAAGCAGCCGACAAGCCACGCCCAGCAATCCGCACAGGAGCGCCAGCAATAACGGCATCATGGGCGCTCTGGCCGTTCAAATTGCTTGACGGGTGGATTGCCACAGCTAAGGCAGACTGAGCAGCAGTGACAGCCGTGGAGGGCTTTGTTACAGCAGCAGCCCAAAACGGATTGGTCGGGTCTTTGATCGACTGAGCATTTTGCCCAGTGTCAGCTACCCCGAAGGCCGTGACGTTCATCGTGGCGGCAGCTGCCGGAGCAGACGCATCATTGACTGCGATCAGGTAGGCGGGCAGCGTCGAGACATCCAGCGTCGGGATCAGGAGGGTCGCGGCAGGCGTCAGCGTGTCGTTGACATAGAAGTCAATGCGGTCAGCACGACGAGCAATCGCGGTATAGAACGGCTGGCCGTCTGGCACTTTGCTGGCGTTGATGTTGATTGCACGAGTTTGAACGTTAGTTTCATACACGACAGCTGAGAAATTACCTGCAGCATCAATCTCAAAACCACAGCCGTTTGTCACCGGGATGGCGGTGGTAGGCGTCGTGGGCACTGATCCCCACCCCCAGAATCGCTTGGTATTTGCCTGCGTCCAAGTCGGGATGATGAGCGTGCAACCCAACGCCACGAAGTTCAAACCGTTGGGTGTGAACGTTGGCTGAGTGCTCAAGCCGCCATAGGCGCTCGCCGTGGTGCTAGAGCTGATCGCCAGCACGCCAGAAGCCACCGCAGCGGTGCCGGTTGCCAGCTTTGTAGTCCAGCGGTTTGTGGTGTCAAGCGTGTCAAACGGCTCGGTGAACCAGCTCGAGGGCTCGTTCGTGGTGCGGAGATAGCCGTAGGTCGTAACGCCGGCCTCAGTGCCGTTGGTACCTACGACAGCGTTCGCATCGCGGCGGGCATAGGTGCCGTCGCCCATGTCGATGTACTTGACGCGAACGCCCTGATCATTGGTCTCGGGGATGCTGGTATCGGCCATTTCGGTCTCCTCAAACTTGCGAAGGGCTAGGGGTGTTGTAGCCCTGGAACATGTTCATCACGTCGGTGAGCGCATTGCTGTCACCGGCCTGGGTCGGCGCATTGCCGAGCTTCTGGGTCGTATCGGCCACGCTGTTGGCCATCTGCGCCATCTGAGCCATCTGCTGCTGTTGCGCACGCTGGGCACGCATCTCAGCCACGCGCTCATCAGGCACGATCCACTTCGGACGGGCGCCGAACATGTCGCCGTAGTCGTCGATGATCTGGTCGGTGTCGAGCTTGTCCCAGGTTGTCGGGTCGCCCTTGGCAGCTGCGATGGTGCCGACCACGTTGAGCAGTCGATCTGCACCAGCGGACGCCACAGCACGCTGAGCCTGGGCCAGCGTCGAGATGAACTCGACATTGAGATCCATGCCCTGCAGCTCTGGTGGCGCTGGTGGCAGGATGCCGGCCGCGGAGGCCGTCTCGAACGTGATGTCGATCAGCGGGCTTAAGAGCTCGTTGTGCAAGCGTTCGAGCACCGGGCCCAGCATCAGCAGCTTTTCCTCATGTCGCTCGGCCACCTCGGTGGCAGTGATGCCAGAGCGGGTGTCGTTTGCCAGCATCAGGAACAGGTCGGCGTAGTACGCGCTGCGGATGCGACCGCGCACGTCCTCGATGTCCAGCCCCAAGTGCTGCAAGTTCAGATTGACCTCAAACGCCGAGCGCACGCCCGCGTTCTGCCCCACGCCGTCGACGTAGAACACGCCGCCAGGCAGTCGGGCCTTGGCAGCTTCCTTGTAGCGCACAGGCACCTGCAGGGGCGGGTTGACCTGGTAGTCGATCGCCTGACCCTTGCGCAGCTGCTGGTGCTGGAGCTGCTTGACGTCGCCCAGGCACTCCATGCCGGGTGACTGGCCATAGACGTCGTTGCCGGTCACGGACCAGCGAGGCGTCAGTGCGCGGAACTGCTTGAACCCAGACTCGCGCAGGAACTTGTTGCCGCCCTGGTTGCTGCCAGGCTCGAAGTACATCGACGCAAACGGCATGTTCTTGTCGTCGAGCTTGCGGACATCGCGGTCACGCCGCGGGGCGATCATGTGCGTGACGTCGAACCACTGGTCGTAGTTCGATCGATCCCATGCGGTCTGCACGGCGCTGCTGCAGTTGTCGTAGCCGAACTGCTCGACCATCTGCGCACAGGTCATCTGGAACTCGCGCACCAGCGTGTCGACCTGGCCGCGGTAGTTCGTGGCGATCATGTACTCGCCTGCCGTCATCGGGTAGTGATGGATGACGTTGTCGAAGTCGGGCATGACCAGGCTCGAGGCCGTGCCGAATGCACCGAGCTCCTCGTAGAGGGTGTGCAGCGTGTTGTAGGTGTTCGATGTGGCGAAGATCGAGCGCATGATCTCGGCGACATCGTGCAGCCAGACCTTGACGGTTTCGACCTCCATCAGATCCTTGTCGCGCAGGCCCAGGCGGAACCACGGCCGAGCAGGGCTCGTCATGCCGGACATCATGCCGGCGGCAAGCGTGCGCAGCGCAAAGATCGGGGTGTTGTCGAGGATCTCGTTGTGCTTTTTGCGACCCTTGTTGCGGTCCTGCACGAAGTAGCGGCCAGAGCGCGGGTGCTGGTAGCGGCTGATCTCAGACCAGTGCTCCATCCACGTCGAGCGCTCGTTGTAGAGCGCCTGCTTTCTCGCCATGGCGAGCTGCAGGGGCGTGCGGGTGTCGGGGCGCTGTGCCATCAGGAACCCAGCAACGTGTTGCCGCCAGTGGTCAGCGTGCCAGGCTTGATGCCCTGGGCGCCGGTCAGCATCGTGCCCGTGCCAAAGCCCATTTGCTGACGCGACCGGCGACGGTCGGCCATGCTGTCAGGCTCTTTGGCGGCCTGCGGTGGGGGCGGCGGTGGTGGGATCTTGGGGGCAGACATGCACATGGATCAGGCCTCATTCATTGACGTGCGAGCTGATCTGCCGCCACCGGTGTACGCACCAGGCGACGACCCGCTGCCAGTCGGGGCAGCACCGGCGCCACCTGACCCCAGCATCGTGCTCATGCGCTTTGCTGCACGCTCAGTGACGCTGGGCGTTGAGCCCATGGCGGTCTGGCGACCGAGCATCGTCGGAGCCGAGGCACCGAGCGATTGCAAAGCGGGGGTTGTGGTATTGCCGACTGCACACATGCCGCGGATTGTGTGACCGCGGAGTCGGCCCAAAGATACGGTCAGCTGTACGGGTTGTAGTCCAGCGGCGATTCGTCGCGCACTGCGATGCCCATCTCCCTGGCCATGCCGGCGGCGCCGTGGTCTTTGCGCACCGGGTAGGCAAAGGTCAGCGCCAGCGCATCACCCATGTCTGGGGATCTCAGCAGGCGCTTCTTGATGTCGTCCTTGGACTCCAGGGCAATGGCGTCGGTCGGCGTGAAGCTGTAGGTGGGTGCGGCCAGATCCTGCAGCAGCTCGGTGGTGTTTGGGATGGAGCCACCGGCACGCAGCCACTCGCGCATCTCCCACCACATCTCGGTGCGCTTGTTGACGTAGCGCGAGCTCGAGGCCTTGCCACCAAAGTGCACCTCGATGACGTCATGGCCCAGCTGGCGCAGGCGGTCGATCACGCCTGACCCATTGCCAGCGTCGATAAACACGGCGTCGGGCTTCCAGCGCTCGATGTACTGCGCCACGCGGTCGGCCAGCGCCATGTTGTCGAGCCCCAGGTAGCTCTCGGGCTTGCCGCAGTTCAGCCCCTGGCGAGGCATCAGCACGGCGCGGTCGTCACCGAATCGAGCCGGGTCGACGCCCAGGATGCGTGGGGCAAAACCATACGCCTCGGCCCTTGGCGTGCGCTTGGCGGCCTCATGCAAGTCGCTCAGGCTGATCAGCTGGTCGTCGCCAGCCGCCGTGAAGTCGCACAGGTATTCGCGTGAGAACGACGTCTCGGCCATGTCACGGCGCAGGCGCTCGACTTCATCGGCATCGAGCGACTCGGTGTCGTACACCGTGTAGAGCGCACTGTGCCAGTCTGGCAGCTGCTTGGCCTTGTAGTAGAGCGACGAGAACAAGTTGACACCGTTGGGCGTGCCGATGAACAGCGCCCAGCCTTTTCGGTCAGACAGTGCAGGTTGCACGATGTCGTTCCACACCTCGGGGCGGATCTGTGCCACCTCATCGATGACGACGCCGTCCAGGCGCACACCGCGCATTGCGTCAGGATTGTCGGCACCGTACACACGAATCATGGCGCCGTTGTGCAGCTTGACCCACAGCTCGCTTTCGTTGATCTCCACCAGGCCGAACGGCACCAGCGGAGTGACTCTTGCCTTGAGACGGGCCCAGGCAATGGCCTTCGCTTGCTTGAGCTGGGGCGCGACGTAGAAGTACATCGGCAGCTCTTTGGTGCTGCGCAGGGCTGCGTTGATCAGCTCCATCAGCGCCAGCTCGGTCTTGCCAGCCCGGCGGTGAAGGGCCAGCACGGTGAACCGCTTGCGGTTGAGATGGCATTCCTGTTGCCACTTTCGTGGCCGGTAGCCGAGATCGATCGTGCTCACACCAGCTCGTCGGGGTCGAGGATCTCAGTCGGAACGCCGGTGGCGATGACGATCTGCTGGGTCTTGACGGGGCCGCCGTTGGCGCCGGTCAGCTCTGTGCGGTCGCTGAACACCGACTTGCGCCTGCCCTTCAGCAACAAAGCCAGCAGGGAATCGCTGTAAACGGTCTTAGAGCCGATCAATTGACCGCCCTGGTACACAGGCTCCTCCCAGCCATCGATCGCGCGTCTACGGGCCGTTTGCTCAAGGATGTCGGCCGATGATTCCATGGCCTGCTCGAAGGCTGCCAGGAATTCAGGATCGCGGTCTCGAGTGCGCCAGGCTGTTGAGCGATCCACGCCAGCGGCTGCCGCCGCCTCGGTGATCGTCGAGCCGTTGGCCAGTGCCTCGAGAAATATTGGTTTCCAGTCACGCATGCCGTGACTGTAGGGGTCTCACTTGCCGCTAACGATACGCCGGCGGTAGTCAGCCGGGATCTGGGAGCGCGTCCGACCTTTTGCAATGTGCGCGATGCAGGACTTGCTCACCTCCATTTTGCCAGCGATCCAACCGTAGCTGTAACCGTCGTCCAGCAACTCCATCACCAGGCCAACATCGTGGTCGGTGAGGATGGCCCGGGGATGCGACTCGCCTATCGCATGACCGCGCTCATTGACTGCAATCATGCGATTTTTTGCACGTTTGTGAACTCCGACCATCATCACCTCCAGTTTGCAACTTTCAACATGGACCAGCACAAAAACCCCCGGTTTTGCTGCACCGTGCACCACCTCTTATAGAGTGGTGGTGCACGCGGTGCATGGTGCAAACCGTCCGCACCACTGCACCACGATGCACGGTGCAGTTGACGGTGCACGGTGCAACCACTTCTTGCGATTTTTTACAGGTTCAAGGCACATGCTCAGACCACCGAGATGCAGCCGTCTTCAATCCAAAACGGCGCGGAATCACCCCTGGTAAGCGATTCCAAAGCGCGTTTGGCATGCTGTTTTCTGGTGTCACGCTTGCCGTCTTCTGGCGCTGGCAGTCGCTTTACGGCCTCTTTGATGACCGCCTCGACCTCGATTCCGGTGTTCTGGAACTCAGCCATCTCCATCACAATCGCGTGCACAATCGTCTCTTTCGGGCCCATCTTCTTGGCCTCAGAGCCCAAGCCACTGGTGGGCACTTCGATCTCGCGCACGACGCAGGAAGTGATTACATCGCCATCCTCATCGTGCCCGATGTTCTGAGCCTCAAGGTCAAAGCCCCATGCCTCATCGTCCACGCCGTCTTTCATCTTCGATGTGCGCAGCACGCGCCCCTGGGGCAGGCGCTCGACGCACAGCTCAGCGTCAGCTGCTGCCTTGAGCCCTGACCAGCCCCGGGCGCCCTTGCTGGCGTCTTTGCCTGCGTGGTGGACCAAGATCACCAGGGCACCGGTGGCGCGGTGTATGCCCTTGCAATGAGCCAAGGCCTTGCCCATGTCCTCGGCGGCGTTCTCGTTCGCGCCTGGTGTTGTCTGGGCGAAAGTGTCAATGATCACCACGTCGGCCTTGCCGATAGCCCTGGCAATGTCGAGCGCGTCGTCGCGCTGGAGCAGGTTGGGCGCGTTGGCAATGACGCCGATGCCCAGGTTGACGCCGTGAATCTGCTGGTAAGCCACCATGCGGTTGCGGAATCCGCCGGCGCCCTCGGCGCAGATGTAGATCACCCTGCCCTGCTTCACCCGGCGGCCACGCCACTCCATGCCGCGATCAATCGCTGCGGCGATGTCCAGGGCAATGAACGACTTGCCTGAGCCAGACTCACCGAACAGGACAACCAGCTCAGCGCGAGGGATCACGCCCTTGACGATCCAGCTCGGCGCTGGCCGGCTGGTGAACTCATCGGCCGACATGACCAGGAAACGATTGGGCTTGACCTCGCCTTCTGCCTCAGCAGTGGCGCCTGGCTCAGACTCTTCGGCGATGGCGTCGAACTCCTCGGGGCTGGCAGGGCCTGAGTCAAGCGGAATGCCCAGCATCTTGCCGACCGAGCGCATCGTCACCGGTGTCGAGCCATGGCGGCCGCGACCGAACGTGCGCCAATGGGTTAGTAAGTTGTCGGTGCCCTTGTACTTAGAACCTCTCGAGCTCCACTGGTCCCACACGTCCAGGCCCTGGGCTCCAAGCTCATGGTGCAGCGCCATGCCGACGCGCAGCCAGGTCTCGAAGTCAACGTCGGGGTCGAGCTGCTCGACTGCCCGGCGGGCCTGCTCGAGGCTGAGCCCGAGGCGGTCGGCGCTGGACGTCTCGCGTGGCTGATCGCGGTGGCCGAACCGGCGATTGACCTCGCCAACCACCAGCTCGTTGATCGGCGCAATGCTGGCGCTGGTGCCCAATAGCTCGCAGACCTCAAGCACGTTGCCGGTCCACGTCACGAAGCCGCGGTCGCTGAAGGTCTCGAAGCCCCAGCGGTCTCTGCTGGTGGCACTCTTTGCATTGGCAATGCGTCCGCGGTAGACCGCGTGCACACCGGTGCCGCTGGGAGAGAGCTCAGCGTAGGTGTCGCTGACCATCTCCAGCACCTCGGGGTCGACGTCCCCGCTGGTGACGCAGTGGTCGAAGTCAAGCACGGTGACGTCGAACTCGGGCATCAGCGCCAGGCCGACGCCGTCGAAGCCGCGGCGTGCTGCCGCTGTTCGCGCTGCTTCGAATGTGGTCAGCTTGGCGCGATCTGTTGCTGAGCCGTTCTGGCCTGCACGGCGTTCGCCGCTGGTGTAGAACGGGATCTTGCGGGCCTTGCCGTGCTCATCCTCCTCGAGCCGCCACATCAGCCAGCCGGGCAGATGCTTGAGCTCATCGGGTGCGGTCAGGCTGCGGACGTGCGGGGTGATCTTGCTCACTGCGCTCATCCGTCAGTCGGCAGAGCCGCCCTCGGTCTCGGCGATCATCTCAGCGCTGACGATCGGGAACTCGCTGGCCACTGCAATGGGCCCCAAGCACTTGGCCGCGTACTGGCACTGCCGGCACGCCTCAACGACGTCGGTGCGATAGACCACTGGCAACCGGCCCTTTGATGCCTTTGCCATGGCTTTCGTGGCAGTTTCGATCTGGCCACCGCGCAGTGCAGAGACTTCTCGGAATCCGCCGGCGTACTGGTAAAGCATGCCCCTCGAAGAGCCGATGCGATCGGCGAGTAGTTCTTGCTCGTCGGGAGTGGCCGCGGACATCCAGACTTTGAGAGCGGTCAGGGGTTTGTCAGACATGATGATTGCGTCGAAAGTTGATACAGGAGTGCTTGACTGTAGCAGACAGTAAAGCTCTTGCGTCAATTGCTGAAAACGCGCAGGCTATGCGGATGCAAAACGTCTACTCGCAACGGCGGTAAAAGCCCTACGTTTTAGTGGGGCTTTTTATTGCTCAATCGTTTTAGCATGTGCTACAGTCTAGCCATCGACAACGCAACTGGAGCACGACATGGACAAGCAAGCATTTCTCGACAAGGTCATCGTTCACATGGGCCACGTTTATCGCGTCATCGGTGTCGGCGCTCAGCGTGACGGCAACACCTACTGCCACCTCGCAAGCCTGACCAAAGGTCGCATGCAAAAGAACGGCTGGTATGCCAATCAGATCTGTGACTGGGTTGATACCGAAGTTCTGAAGGCCGCCCGGCCCGCTTGACCCCAGCCGCTAAGCCCCTTCACCTGGGGGCTTGCGAGTGTGGTCACCGCACTGCCGCCAACATCAGCCACCGCGCTGGAGCCGCCGGATGTACACCGAGAGCCAAAGCGGTCGGCAGTGCAGTGACCACCGTCATCAACCACCGAAAGGGAATTCAATGAGCCTCAGCAACCCCATGCACCACCCCTGGCCGCAACGCCAGCCGGCCCAGCCCATCACCCTGGCCAAGATCGTCCGCAAGACCGAGCTGCAGGCCCGGGCAAAGAAGTTGCGCGAGAAGCTGGAGAAGCCGGCCGATCCGCTCGACGACTTCAACTACGTCGGCAGCCGCCACCACTATTGATGAGAGCCCTGCTGCGCTTCCTGCTGCAGGGCCTGGTCGGAATCGCCATGCTGATTGCCACCGGCCTGCTGTACTGGGCCCAAAGCGGTCAGACCCTGTAAAAATTTTGCCCGTAAGCTGTAGCATCCGCTACACTACACACCCACCACTTGCTAAAGGAGTATTCGATGGTCCAGATCACCCTCAATTTCAAAACGATCGAGGCAGCCCGCCAGGCGCTGCTCGAGATCCCCGCCAGCGCCCTGGTCGGTGGCCCTGAACCCGAGGCGGTTGCTGCCCCTGCGCCCGCCCCAAAGCCGGCACGGGCAGCCAAGACGACGGTCTCGACGGCTGTCGTCGAGCCGGTGGCTGCCCCGGCCCCAGTTACTGCGCCGCCCGTGGAGGCCCCAGCCCCGGTCGCTGCACCCGCACCAGTCCTGGCGCCCGCTCCTGCTGAGCCCGCGACGATCGACTACGCCCAGCTCCAGCGTGCTGTGCTGTCGCTCTACAAGGTCGACAAATCACGCACCCAGCAGATCGCGCTGGACATGGGCTTTGAGTCGTTCAAGGTCATGCCCGCCGATCGCTGGGCCGAGGCCCTGGCCGCCGTCAACGCCGCTCTCGGAGTGTGAGCATGCAGCACGCCCGCATATTCTCAGCATCACAGCTCGACGCGATCTTCGCCTGCGCAGGCCGCGCTGTGCTGGCTGCGGACGCCCCTCGCACCAGCTCCGTCTATGCCGACTGGGGCACCGACTGCCATACCCTGAGCGAGCGCTGCCTTGCCATGGGCAAGCAGCCTGCTGAGTTCATCGGCATGGCCATGCCCCTGGGCAATGTGGTCGACGAGGAGATGGCCGACTGCGCCAAGGTCTACACCGACTACGTCCGCGACGTGACCGGCGCCGACGGCACGATGCTGATCGAGCAGCGCGTCGAGTTTGGGAAGTGGCTGGATCTGCCGCTCGAGCACCAGGCTTTTGGCACGGCCGATGCCCTGGTGATCAAGGGCTCCGAGGCGATCGTGGTCGACCTCAAGACTGGCCGCGGTGTCGACGTTGATCCAGACGGATCACAACTCAAGGCCTACGCCCTGGGCTGCCTGGAGATCGCCGAGCTCATCGCCGACATCGACCGCATCCGGTTGGTGATCGTGCAGCCGCGCTCGGGCGGGATCAAAGAGCACGACCTGGGCGTGGACGAGCTGCGTACCTGGGCCCGTGATCACGCTGCACCAGCCGCCAAGCGCGTGCTGATGGCGTACCACACCTATCCGGACGCCACTGAGGGCGCCACCGACTGGCATCAGCAGAACCTGGTGCCCGGCGAGAAGCAGTGCCAGTTCTGTCCGGCCAAGGCCACATGCCCTGCGCTGCGCGAGTCTGTGGCTGCTGCCGTGGCCGACACCACTGCCGCCAGCCCCGACGAGTTCGCAGCTCTCGAGCCTGCACCGGTGAGCGAGGCATCCGACGACCAGTGGCTGGCAGCCGCGCTCGCCAAGGTCGACATGATCGAAGCATGGTGCTCGGCCGTGCGTGCCGAGGTGCACCGCCGCCTGAGCGACGGGCAGCCCGTGCCAGGTTACAAGCTGGTGGCCGGCAAGAAGGGCAACCGCGCATGGTCGCAGTCCGCTGAGGTCGAGAAGTACCTGCGCGAGACCGTGCGCTTGCCTGTCGATAAAGCCTACGACATGAAGGTCATCAGCCCGACCACCGCTGAGAAGCTGGCCAAGGCTGGCGACATCGGCCCCAGGCAGTGGGCGACTCTGAAAGACCTGATTACACAAAAAGAGGGCAGTCCCAGCGTGGCGCCCGAATCCGACTCTCGCCCGGCCCTCGAGGTCAAGCCGGCTGCAGATGACTTCGACCTCGTTGCCTAACCTACTTTCACACTGGAGAACCTACTATGACAAACCAACCCATCGGCCGCGCAATGCTCAAGAACGTGCGCCTGGCATTTCCCAACGTCTTCGAGGCCAGCTCGGTCAACGGCGAAGGCGACCCGCGCTTTGGCGCCACGTTCATCATCGAAGGCGATGACCCCCAGCTCGATGACCTAAACAAGGTCATCGAGTCGGTCGCCAAAGACAAGTGGGCCGCTAAGGCCGACGTCAACCTCAAGGCCCTGCGTGGCGCTGGCAAGGTTGCCCTGCGCAATGGCGACGAGAAAGCCAACTATGACGGCTTCGAAGGCAACTGGTTCATCGCCGCCAGCTCGAAGGCCAATGCCCGCCCCACCGTTGTCGACGGCCAGCGCCAGCCCCTGACTGAGCGCGACGGCAAGATCTACGCTGGCTGCTACGTCAATGCCTCGATCGAGATCTGGGCCCAGGACAACGCCTACGGCAAGCGCGTGAACGCTACGCTCCGCGGCATTCAGTTTGTGCGCGACGGCGAGGCGTTCGGCGGTGGCCGCCCGGCCCAGGCCGACGAGTTCGACGAGCTCGAGCCCGCTGATAACGACTTCGTCTGATATGTGAGGGTCTCGCCATCCCTGCGTTGAGTCGGACCCTGCTCGACAAAAAGCCCTTGCATCGGCCCGCACCAGGCCCCTGATCTTTCTACATCTGGTGCGGGCTTAAACACCGTGGGCGAGAGGTAACGCGAATACACGCATGCTCGGGAAATGGGTCAATGAAAGGAATCAAATGACACGCGATGAAATTATCAGAGCCATGCGATCCGCTTGCGACAAAAACAAAGTGGACGCTTGGAAAAACGACTTCTGGACGATCACGCAAGATGAATTGGAACGCTTCGTCGCGCTTATAGAAGAACGTGCCGCCGCTGCCGAGCGTGAGGCGTGTGCGAAGGTCGCAGCATGGATTCTCAAGATGGCTAAGAACGATGTGAGTTCGGCCATCAGAGCAAGGGGCAATGACGCCTAACGCCAGGTTAAGCGGGAGACAACAGCCGTGACCAAGTATGAAGACGCGCAAGCGGTGGCCGCTGTTGGCTCTTCGCTTGAACCGATAGTTATGCCTCACGATGGTGGAGAACAGAGATGATTGAAGCATTCACAAAATCTTGGTTTGCGAACCTGCACGCGATGCGGGAGAAGTTCACCGCCAAGCACCCAGACGACTACAAGGAAGTGGTGCGGGCCGTGGTGCATATGCTGGCCGACGCCAGCGACGCGTACGACAAGCCCGACCCGGAGCGCATTCACGAGATTGACGATGGCGGCCACCAGGGCACGCATGTCTATGTGATCGGCGCACAGGGCTACCAGCCAAGCCGGTACTGGTATGTGAAAGTGAGCTACGGCTCATGCAGCGGCTGCGACACGCTGGAGGGCATCCGGGGCTATCGCGACGGCCAGCCCGACGCCGACCAAGTGGGCGAGTACATGACGCTGGCGCTTCACATCGTGCAGGGGCTGCGCGAGATGGGTGACAGTGAGGCATAACGCTCATTGGTAGGCGTTGAACACCGCTATCCGAGCAAGGGGAGAGTGAAATGAACAAAGCAAGAATCAAAGAAGAGGCAGAG